AATCTCCTTTGTTTTTTTTTTTTATAAAGGAAAAAGATCTGCTTTTAATTACGATCTTGAAAAACCTTTAAAAGCAAACATCCTCTTCACACACACACACACCAAAAACATATAAAAGGCATGCATTCTACGCAGTGTTTAACTGAAACACACAGTAAAAAAACAAAGAAGTACTTAATTTTGTCAGTCAAGCTGACGTGGGAAAGCGCACCCACACACTTACAAAAAGAAAGAAGTGAAATTGTCATCGGCACCAGTAGTACCAACAGCCTGTACAACCCCTGGACCATGTAGAAATCCATACGAAAAATCGTCTCCAATGCTACTATAAACATTAAGTCTCATAGTATCAGTAGAAGTACCGAAATTGCCATCATAAAATACGGCAACCGCTTGAGTTGAATAATTTGTACCAGTATTAATATAGGAAGCTGTTTCCCAATATGGTATCTGTATATCCAACATTGGACGATACTTGTCAATCGTTTCCACAAGTGGCATCCGTAGGGGTGGTCTCATGAAAGAAAATCCAGATATGTACGCTTGATATGGCAAGATGCTAACAACTGCATTAGAACCATTAGTACCACTATGTGGCATCTCTATCTTAATCCGAAAACTACCTCTCTGCATATTGTACATCTTTTGCCAAGAGTACATTTCATCCTCAGTAAAAAGCACATTAATGTGATTACTATAATGTGGAGTGAAATCGACAGATGGACCTGTAAATGTCAAACTTGCAGGTATAGCAATTGTACCAGGACCAGTTGGGTTCGAAAATTGTGCTGTACCAACTGGCATATAACGCTTAAGTAACTCACGTACAGAACTGATGCGTTCACCAATGACAACACCAGCTTCCATAGTGTAACGAGAATTTGGAACAATAGATTCAACCTTAACATTATTGTCCCGTGGTGCAACCTGAGCACGCATGTGCTTCTTAGATATCACACCATTATCACTCGTCTTACTACTAACTTTATTAGTTGGTGGAACATCAGCTAAGAATTGATAAGAATTCGGAACAGCTAAATCAAAATCGTCACCACCACTAATATAAACATTGATATATACGCCGGGATTCAATGTAGGATCCGGACACACTAAAGGATTAATCCAATCAATGTAAATAATTCCCATACTAGTATCAAAGTTAGTGTTACCTTGCATCATGTCAAAAGCATGGACAGTAGCAAAAATTTGATTTGTCACGAAAGGCACCTCAATACAGAACTCCGTTTCGGTCTGTAAGTCAATAATACGCGTGCACACATCATCTGAATATGCAGCACCAGCAATTGTACTAGCTGGAGCATAACGAACTCGCAATCTACCCGTCATAAAAGCACACGTTGTAACATAAAATGTGTAACGTAATGTACCACGCCAAAATGTAAATCTTGACGTCAAGGCACCTAAAATAGTAGGACTCCACGTGTTGGGTGGAGTGGGCATATTCAAAGTCACATTAGTTGTATAACAAGGATTCACTGGTATAGTGGCATTCCCTGAAGCAGTCAAAGTAAACTGAGCACAACAACTAGGTATACGCTTGATATATCCAATACTCATCTCATCTGATTCAAATGGTCCAATATTCGGCAACACATCCACCTTCGAATTCAACTTGAACCCACCAGGTGTAGAGTAATCCAAGACATCGCAATTCGTGAAGTCAGGTGCTAAAACATTACTGACCCGTGTAATCGCATCAACATCAACAGGTTTTTCCAACCCAAACATGCCTAATACAGCAGTAGCCAAACCACTCGCCAATCCACTAGTCATAATCTTTCCAGCACCAGTAACTACTGCATCACCAATCCTTACCACAGTACCAATAATAGGTAAATCATATATGCCACCTTTGTGCACCTCAGTTGGCGCACTTGACACAGTCTGATCACCACCTGTCTTCTTCTTGACAGCCTCTTTATTGATACCCTTAGCTTGTGCACGCATATTGCGCTCAATCATCGGATAAGCAGTAGGTATAATACCATAGACTTCTGGTTCAATAAATTGTGCATATACAGCATACTGAGCAGTAACACCTGACTCTGCAGTACAAGCACTCAAAGGATTAAACACAGCCAAAGTAAAATATCCCCAGACACTCGGATTTAACACATCTATCGCAACAAAAGGCACCACAAATGGTATCTCAAACGACTCTACCTCATTAGTAGTCGCAGACACTAAGTGGTGTGGATAAGTCGTGAGTGTCAACGGATCCGTAGCAACAAAATTTTGAGCAAGTGTATATGCACCAATTAATCTCCCGTAATTCAAACGCTGAGCATTCAATCTAATAGTAATTCGTATCTTACTACATCGAAAGAAGCGAAACGCATCAAAACAACGAGAAATATTTGGTAACGTACTTAGCATCGAAAACAACTCACTAGTGTATAAAACACCAGTAGATGAAGCATTCCAAGTACCAGTCGTCACAGGGTACATACGATTCAACACATGATTATAATCAGTAGTCTCCAATCCATTGTCCAAAGTCCTGCCAATAGCCACACCAGGCTCATGAGTAATATCATCCGGAACAAGTTCGCCAAAAGCGACCTGCTCACGCTCATGAGCAACAACAGTTGACGCAAGGTCACGAGTTTCCAATCCTTCAGTATCGGAATAAATTTCACCATCAAAGTCGGCAACACTTATATCCTGCACCTTTTTAGACTGTGCCACGTCCTGTCCAAAACGTAATGCGAAACGACGTTTAATCGCCTCGCCGTAAGTCAACACTCTAAGCAATCTGCTTCTAGTATAAGCATGCTCACGAACGATCTTTGTCCATTTCTCGAACATATCACGTCCATGATGCGTTAACTCTAAGCAAAAAGCATCAAGTGTCGACTGTAAAGTAATCAAATGCGTATCTTTAGTATAATAAATGATAGACGCAATCCGATCTAAATTCAAAGGAGCATGAACCAACCCACCTTCTACACGAAACGATCGTGAGAGATAAGTCACCTTAGTCCAATGCTGAGCTTTGAAAACACCAGATTTTCCTGCATCAGTCAATTTCATACCATAGACCGCCTCAATAACAGCTGGTAACTCACCAAACGGAAAGTTCGGAATAGCTACCAAGTTGTCATCACCATAACCCGCCAAATCAGGATCTTCCTCCAACTTCAGATCATACTTCTTGACTAAAATGACAATACAAGATATCATCACAATAATCAAGACAACTGAATTCAAAATAGAGGTTGAAGGCTGACCTGACGGATTACAACCAATAGTAGTATACACTGTTCTCACACAAATATGAAAACAATGTAAAATTTCCCAGAACAAAATATTTCTTTCTTCTGCTCCGAGACCACCATACCATTTATTGATCAAGTACACAGCAAATTGTACTGAAACAGGGTGCATTGAGCCATCATAATTCTCAAAATCGCCATCCGCAACAAATTCACAATTCTTGAGAATACGACGCAAAAATGCAGCCCACTCCATACCATGTACATTGATACCAACACTAACAGGATGTTCAACACATCCTCTCTGGACACTCTGAATAAAATCCAACATATATTGTCGAAACACAATAAGGAAGTCTATTGGACAAGTAGAAAAATATCTAGTCTTGCCCGCATCAACCTTCTCATTCTTTCGCAATTCCATCTTCAGAGTATCGGCAAAGATTGCCAGTGTCCGTTTACCTTCCTTGAGATTAGCTAACCGCAGATTCACAGCTGCAGCCAACTCTTCCACCATCTCAAGAGAACCAGTTTCACCAACCAGATAACGCTCCTTATTCGACTTGCCACCCAAATTAAATGGATAGCCAGAAGAAGTATGGATATTAATACCAGGAACACCCATATTAGCATTACCATTGATTGATTCATCCACACTGTAAATCACAGGTGCCACACACACTGGATAATGTTTGAAAAAATACTCTTCAACAATATCAGCATGTGGCACTCTATTTTCCACAGTGGCCAAACATGTTGGGTGACCTTCACTTCTCAACTTTGACACTCCATTAGCATAAGGAACAATTTCCTTACCATCATCGTTAACGAAGGGTCGCAATCGAGCAGGCTTATACTTAGATTCACCCAAACACTCAAACCAAGGTGTAGGATTAATTCGATTCTTAGCAATCAACGTGTGTTGATCACTAGGATGAACTTCACCCCACACAGTCAATCCATAATGCAGATCATTTGAAAGTGTTATAGCTTGTGCTACATCTCTCCCAAGTTTTAACTCAGGCGGTTCTGGCACAAGCTTAACACCCATATCTGCTAACCATTTCTGCAAATCACGCTTAGTGACTCTGACTCCATAACCTACTGCACGGTAGTTACTACCTGCAACATGTATACCACAAAAAAGAAAAGTTCCATCCTTTTCGATATATATTGGAGAGCCACAATCACCAGCCATGGTATGCAACGCATAAGTCATCACATTGTCACAATTGACTTGATATTCAACACTATTCTGATCGTGCCAATATTCACGAGTACCTTCCTCAGAAACCTCTGCGGCAGCTACCAATGATGATGACTTCTGAATATCAGTCCGTACCAAGTACACTCTTTCACCAACCATGTCACCTGTAAAGTCACTACAATGTTTGCCCACACTAAAATGTGGTTGAATACACGCAGGTAACTCTAACAACAAAACATCCTTCCCAGGAGGTTGGTAAATTCGAATGAACTTACACATAACAGGATCCTTGATCATCTCCATTCTCCACTGATCGTACAACTTGAATTCAAGCTTCGAGCCCAAACCCAAAATTGCATGTGCAACTGTCATCACCACATTTGGTGCAACAAACACACACATCACCACAACTGGCTTTGTATTACTACCATCAAAAATGTGTAGCTCTGCAATAGCCCCACGATCAGCTTGTAAACGTTGACTCAATTGATCATTGATTCCAGTTCGCATAGCATTGTTCTGTGCCTTGATCACCTTTTTCTCCTTCTTGTGTCTATTCAACATCTTGATTGAATAACCTTGTGCAGCATCTTCATCTTCCTCCTCATCTTCATCAGAAGAATCCTTCTTCTTGAAGAAACTCTGCACCAAGTTATATGCAGTAACCATACCAATGATTGACACAAACACAGAAATATAAGGGTGATCACAAAAGAATTGTGTAACCATGTTATTCACAGCATCAGGACAATACTTTCGTATCATCATATCCAGGTCAAACTTACCTTCTGACTTAAGAGTTTGTGCTACAGGAACATCATCACTATAACTAACATCAATTAAGTTAAAAGTATCAGTGTCACGCACAGAACGTCGAGTAACATCATGTTCAACATTAGGATCGAAATCAAACTCTTCCACACGCAACTTTGCCTTCATATCAAGTACAATACCAGCGACATCACTCTCCATGCTCTCACCAGGTCGCATATTTTGCTTACGATACACGTAAGTACCATAGACAAAAGTTGCGATATCAATACCTTTTACCTCAAACGTTATCGTCGAATAAGGTAAACCTGCAATCATCGATGGCGTACTTGAAGTATTAGCCTTTGGAAATTTCGCCAACTTAGCAGCTCCAGCACCTCCTCGTACTAAAAACGTACGCTCCGCAAAAGGTGTAGTTCTATCTCCACGTGGTTCAATCCACAAATCAATCCGATTGCCAAATGCTTCCGCTTTCTCCATTAATAACTGCTGAGTATTCAACATTGTGATGTTGGTAGTAGCAATTATATAAGGCGAATTGAAAAACACGGCACCTTTACCCTCAAGAGCTGCTTTTGGAACTGGCATAACACCATCATTGACCATTTGCAAAAACAAGTTAAAGAATCGTACTCTAACCTGTGCATCCTTTATAGTCAAAAATTCATCGAGAGTCACAATAGTATTACTATTATATGACTCCCAAAATTCCTCACCAACAGGGACTGCATAATAATCTAAGTCAGTAGCTGGTCTGTCACATGTCGCACGAACAAGCAACTGTGACAAACTAGCCATACATGCAGTTTTACCCACACCAGACTCTCCAGCAAATACAACACACACAGGACGTACTCTCGGTTTTGATGAGAGTATCATCTTATGTGCTTGTGCAAGTTTAGCACTAAATTTACTACGAGCAGTAGCAAATGCACTATAAACTGCATATGACAAACCATATCCAGCAATATGGAAAGCACACAAACTCACATCATTACCCAAATCAACAACACTTAACGCTTCCTCTTCTGACGTCAACGGTTTACTAAACCAGTCGTCCATCATTTTAATCAAAGTCTCAGTCAACTTCATATACTTCGTACGAGTGTCATTGAAAGGATCAACCTTGAAAAGCGTTAAACAAACAGCTGAAACAAGATTCTTAATAGTCGCAACAATATCTCCAAGAATCTCATTAGTAGCCTTCGAAAACGCCCACCAACGCAATAGAAACGTAATGTCATGCATAACCTCCCCATTCAAATGTTCTCC